ATAAGCGATTGTTAGTGGAAGTAACCCACTGACAAAACTCGTCCCAATTCTGTAGCGGTGAACTGCTCTGTTTTTGCAGAGTTGTCATCTGAATTAATAGGGCGGGTGATTTTACTTGTATGAAAAGACATTATAACCCCGTGGTCTTGGTTTGGGGGAAGTAAGGGCGGTTATCCACCGAAGTTATTTATTATAAACTTATGTTAAGAAACTGTCAAGTATAATTTGTTACCGTATATTTACTTATCACTTTGCTAAATAAATGAAGGTTATTGTCTTTAATTCATGAAAAAATTTTTTCCTCTTATCATGCTATTGATGACATCCCCTGTCTATGCTGATGGATTACATCATAAATTGAGTAGTTCAGTACAGGTGACAGTGAATGCGGCTGCAACAAATGCAGTTCGCATGGGAAATACTTATACAGTTTCAGGGTCTGGAGTTGAAGTTACAGATGGTACCACTGCAGGTAATCTCGGTGGTCTTGGTGCTGCAACCAATGGTGTTAACGCATTAACAACCACTACTGCCAGTCTCTATGGAGATGGTGATGAAGGATTAGCATTTAGTTTCTCTGAATATCATTTTGCTGGAGATGGTACTACAGATGCTCCAGATGTAGGTGCCGTATCCGCATTCTCCAATCAAACATCTACAGCAGCTGGTGCTATAGGTGATGGTGAAGGTACTATTACCACAGGCGGTACTATAGGATTAACTGGTGGAGATCCTGGATCCAGTATAGTGGGTCAATTTGTTAGTGAGATTACTATCCGCTAATTATGAAACGTATCATAACTACTTTAGCAGTGTTGTTATGTACTACAACTACTGCTAATGCTGTCCCTGTGGTCCCTAATTTTACCCAGGGCTCGATGACTTCCACTACGGAAACTACGTCTACGGTAACGGAGACGATCAACAGTATGGATTATAACACAGGCTACCAGTACGTATTAACTGGTACCAATATTGAACACGATGGTGCTTCATTAACACCTCCCTCAACAACTGCGGGATCCAATACTATATCAGGAGTGACTTCAACATGGACTGGTTTAGAACTAGAAAACAAACCAAACTTTACGCTGACAACACCAGGAGCAGCATTTCAATTTACAGAACATTACCAAGGACCAGGCTTGTCGAACCACACCGTCATCCAACGTACTACCAACGTAACAAGTACGACCACAACAACTTCAGTGTTCAGTCAATAGGAAAAGCATTTAAAAAAATATGTCTACTACTCGCAACAACTATAGTAGCAACTCCTGTTAATGCAGCAGACGTAGGAGGAGTTAGTGCAACTGCAAATCCAATTGCGAATTCTTCAGGCTCAGTTACCAACCAGGCAATACAGGTTTTACAAGGTCCGTATATAACTAACACCTATGGTAATGGTATACAATGCCAAGGACCTACCATGAACATCACTCCATATGTGACTGGATCAGGAAACTTTAAGAGACCATTTGAACAATACTATGATGATCCAGTATATGATGTTCATGATGCTGACGATGATGGACAGATAGACAACCCAGGAAATGTATTATATTACATGCCTACAAGAACTAACCAACAAGACTCATATAATTTATCACTAGGACTCTCTGCTACATGGTCACGACCATTAGATAAGACATTACAAGAACAATGTAAGCAAGCAGCACAGGCAAGTATAAATCAAATGAATCAAGCTACAGCAAACAAACGTTTAGATTTTGAATTAGCACGTCTCAAAAACTGTGGTGAACTAATGAAAGCTGGAATTGTATTCCATCCAAAATCACCTTATGCAGCAGTCTGTTCTGATGTTGTATTAGTTAATCCTCCTGGTGTAGTAGGTCAACATACACATTCCATCAATACAAATAAAATAGATAACGTTAATCTTAATAAAAATGCAAAGGGTACAGCAGAAGATTTAGGTACTTTCAAAATTGGTAATTTTAAAAAAAATAATTAATTCTTTTTACAATTACATTTACCACCCTTCCATTTTGAACATTTCTTCTTCTTACATTTATTCTTACTCATTTCTTTTTATTTTTCTTCTTCAATGGAGGTAAACCTTTTTTCTTTCTATATTCTTCAGCAATAATTTCTGCACGACTAGGTTTATAAGGAGTCTTACCTAGTACTTTATTAACTTTAGTCAATACCTGTTTGATTGCAGGTTTAAAAACCCTTAGTAGTAAATCTGCTAAGGGTTTTGCTAATAGAGCAGATGCACCAGCAACAGTAGCAATTACAGCAGTAGTTGATGCTACTTGAGCAGTCGGTAGATACTGTTCTACGATATTAATATCTTCATATAATATTACACAAATTTCTTTTTTAGGATTAGCAGGATCTGGTTGTAATTCATATCCAGATACTTTTTCTTTTTGATTCTGTGCTACATCACCTATACGTGGAGCATTAGGACCAGGACAAGGAACGTCTTCGTCTTGAGCAACCTTACCTGTGTCTGGTGTTTCTGGAGCTCCTGGTGGATCGGGTGGAGGTGAAACCTTTGGTGGTGGTGTTTCTCTAGTAATTATTAATTGCTCTGGTTCATAATTCATTGCATCATAAGAAGGATAAGATCCATCAGGACATAATGTCATTGCCTCTTCTGAATCATCTTCTACCAGATTTTTATCTATTGGCAATCCATTCTTATGACTTTTATTATCCCGATGCATTTTCACACAACCAGGTATATCAACAATAGGTACACCAATGTTCGTGATAATAGAAGGATCATAATTATGGACAGGAGTTACACCTCCCATCCATACATTAATAGAAGGAACATCTAATGATCTAACAGATGCACTAACTATAGGAACAATCTTAGCATTAGAAATACCAATAACAGGTATCTCTGCCATTACATACCAGGAAGACCAGATGCTGGTGCTGCTTCTCCCGCAACAGGAAGAGCAGGTCCAGTGGTCTCAGGAATAGAACCTCCTATTGCACCAGGAAGTGCTCCACTAACTGCGTCCATGACTGCAGCAGTTGCTTGCTGTTTGATATTATTAATGAGTTGATCTCGCTGTAGGTATACATATAACCCACTCCCAATAACGGCAAGAGATACAACACCAGACGACACTGCGATGACATTGATAATTTTTTGCATAATAGATAACCTAATTCGATGTATTGTCATTTTTGTATTTGACAACGCAATATATTTAGTCGTGTTTACACTCTTTAACTTCAGACCAACCACCTTGTTCTATCCACATTTTATAGTGTGGGTTGTACCATCCGTCACTGATATTATAAGAGGGCATAATAACTTCTCGGATATATCTTCTATTCTCACTTGCTATGACTTCTACATTGTTAAGTCGTTCTCCTTCAAGAAGTGAAACTCTATTCTGTATGCCTGATAGAAACCAGACCATACCACCTGCTTGTGCTGCTAGGAATGTAATCACAGCAACAGGTACTTTAAAATCTTTCATTTTTCTGCAGCGTATAATGCGAATGTAGAAGTAGTTATAACAGTCATCATATTAGCAATGTGTTGCTTATCTGCATCATTACATTTATTAGACTTGGCAACAAAGCAACCTATTATAGTTGTTGCTACTATTGCCATTTGAATTAGGATTACAAACCTTATAAGATCTATAACCCTATCCTTACTATTTTTGGGGGATTTGTTCACGATAATCTTGCTTAGGAACTACCAGACCCTTCACAGGACCAGAAGTCTTAGGCCAGTTATTA